TTCACCAAGATATTACTTCCACCAAGGAACAGAAGACGCAATCATTAGACACAATAAAGAAACTCGTCCACATATGAGAGAACGAATTTATAATGAACACATTAGAGTTCCATTTGAAAAGTTGGCAGAAAATATCATTCATACATTTAAGTTTTATTACTTTGATGTTCCGAGTACAGATGTTATTCACGAGGTAGTAAGTTTCTTGTATATGAATATGCATAAGTTCGCCGAAGGTAAAGGAAAAGCATTTAGTTATTTCAGTATTGTTGCTAAGAACTATCTTATCTTACATAACAATAACAATTACAAAAAACTAAAACAAACTGATGATGAATCCGTAACTGATTACAAAAGAGATGCTATGTCCGAAACAAAAAGAGAAGACTTAGTTGATGCTAAAAAGGAGTATGTAGATTTATTTATAGACTACTGGTCCAATAACTTAACTACCGTATTCAAAAGAAAACAAGATATGGATGTTGCTAATTCAGTATTGTATTTAATGGAACAAAGAGAAAACATTGAAAACTTTAATAAGAAAGCTTTGTATATTTTAATTAGAGAAATGACAAACTCAAACACTCAACACATTACTCGTGTAATTAATGTAATGAAAAAACATCACGTTAATTTACAAAAAAATTATCTTGCTACTGGTTCGATTGAAACTCGCTGGACTGGTTCGTGGGATTTAGAAACTTTGTAGTGTAACAACGGGCGATATTTCTACCGCCCGTTAATTCCACCTTTATTTGTTAAGTAATCCGAGTATCACAATTAGTGATATGAATCCAGCAAATCCTGCGTCTCCGAAAGAATTTACCAATCCAATCAAATTACTAACAATATCAATACCTAAGAATCCCCCTACAAATACTAATTGTACAAGAACACCTAAGCCGACTATATGTAATAGTACATCTTTTAAACCAGATACACTATCTATAATCATTTTGATTGTGTCTTTCATTTTAGTTTCCCCCTATTAATGAATAAAAGCCGGTTTTTCCCCGACTCGTATAATAATTATAAGTCAAATTCAAAAAAATTAATCAGTATATAAATATATATACCCTTTTTTTGACTATTTACTATTTATTGTTAGGTAAAAACTATGGCAAAAGATTACGAAATATTCAAGGGTAAAACCCTATCAGATGTCTTCAAAGACATATACGATAATTCCCACACCAATAAAAAACAATTAGAAGTATTGATGAAAGAGGTGGTAGGATTTATTAAGGACGGAGATACAGCCGTTCAGATTATTCCTATGTTAAAAGAGTATTTAGAAATCAATGTAAAGAACGACGAACAACTTGTTAAGTTGGCAACAATCGTTCAAAGAATTACAGCAGCAGAAAAACGAGTATCGGATTCAGGAGATGAGTTCGGTTTAACGGAAGCAGAAAAAGAACAATTGATGAATGCAATAGAATCAGATGTTCAAGAGTTACAAATCAAAAAAGACGAAATAGAAAGTTCCATCAGTAAGGAAAGTTAAATGGCATTTTATAAAGAGGTCGGTAAAAATACCGAGTCTACTACATTAGATAATCGAGTAGTATCTACGGACGACCTACGAGTTAAAGTAAAACAAATACTACAAGAAAGACAATGGCATCAAATAGAACCAGTTGAGGTTGTTGATGTTATTACTGATACTGAGGTTGCTACAAAACAAAAAATTCAATATGGTAAAATAATTGGTAGATACATTTATAGTGATAGAAATGTTTCACTATCAGAAATATCTTCTAAAACATTTAGACCACTTGGTTCAAACATTATACAACTTCCAATAATAGGTGAGGTTGTTATGGGTATAGAATTTTTCGGTGAGAGATTTTACTTACCGATGTCTATGGTAAAAACATTTAAAAATAAACTTGATGAATTACCAAGATTAAATTATTCTCATAAAAATATTAGTTCAATAGGAGAAGCTCCCATAGATAGTTCTGATGTTCAGGGAACATACTTTAGAGATACTAATAAATCAAAATTAATTCTTAAAGAAGGTGATACAGCTATTCAAGGTAGATTTGGAAACTATATAACACTTAGTAGTAATCAAATAGCAGACCTAACAGATGAACTCGGAGAGGGTGCATTAGAAAAAGTTAATGAAACTTTTCTCAATTCACCAAACATTGAACTCAATGCAAACAAGACAAGTACAAGTGGTTCAAAAATACTGATGACTACAAGTCAAAGTGTTCAGTATCCAGAACAAGTTGTTGAGTTTGGTGAGAGTATGAAAAGAATTTCAAAAACTGGTGTTGAGTTTGTTACACAAGATTATTCTGATGGACAAGTTTATATTGATGCTGAAAGAATTGTTTTTAATGCGAGTAAAGATGATGTTGCAATATTTGCAAATAAAAGAGTTCACATTAAAGGTGGTAATGGTGGTGTTCAGATTTCCAATGCTAAGGGTAGTGTTTCAATTAAAGCAAAGGAAATTGTTGAGGATTTTAAAGACGGAAAAAAAATACAAATAAATAAATCCCTAACAAAAGGAGATGTAATATTAGCACCAGACAATATGCAAGAAATGGGAGCGGTTCTTGCAAAACAAGTTGAGTGGAATTTAGATTTTATAAAAGTTCAAATTGGTTCATTAGTTCCAGCAGGTATTCCAGGATTACCAAAATTTAAAGTCAATCCAGTATGGTTTAAAAATGTTAAAGACAAAATTAAAAACGCAAAACGATTATTAGAATTTAATGACTTGGTGTTAAAATTAAAATGGTTAGATAAGTCTAAGTGGAAAACCTACACGATGAAAGAATTAAAAGAAGCGTTTAAACCTATTCCGGGCTTTGGTTCTATTATAGCTGGGTTTTCTTCACTAAAACAATTAAAAGGAAACATAGATAATGTTAAAGACCAAATTGACGAAAAGGTAAAAGCATTAGAAGCAATAAAATCTGGTGAATTGTTAGATGTGGCAAATATTGTTAATGGTTTAAAAGATGATTTGGTAGACGGAGCAATAGAAAATTTAGGATTAGAAAAGGCACAAGACCTTAGAAACAAAATAGAAGATTTAGAAAAAACAGGACAAACTATAAGTAAATTTACAGGTGGTCGTGGATTAAAGCAACGATTAGATACTTATACTAAACTGGAAGAAGAAGTTCAACAATCATTTCCAACAGACCCAGGATATCAATCATTGGTTAAACGAAGAGATGAGGCTTCCGAAAAATTAAATAGTTATGTAGGAAGAGGTTCAGCAGATGGATTTGACCAAAGAATATCTGAAATCGATATTGAAGTTCAGGCATTTTCAGGTGGTATGGACTTATTGGAAGCTATGGTAGAAGTACAAGATGAAGCAGAAAAAATTGAATCAGTAACAAGTTAGGAGTAATAATGAATAAAGATAAATTAAAAAATATAATTGAATTAGTTGTTCGTAAAGAAGTCAAAAAACAACTGAGCGAGATATTTATTAATGAAGAAAAAGAAATCAAATTAGCAGAAACGATTTCTAAACCTAAACCTAAAAAGGTTGTCAATAAACCTAAAAAACAATATTCAAAAAACCCAGTTTTAAATGAAGTATTGAACAACACCAAACCACTTGGGGCACCATCAGAAATGGACGAATACCCTACATTAGGTGGTGGAGTATTAGGTAGTGATAATATGGCAGAAGTCTTAGGTTATGGAGATTTAGGTCGTGGACAAAATAAAGAAAAGGCACGAGAAATGGGAGCAGTTCAAACTATTAAGAAAGCTGGGGTTCCAGTAGACGCAGTTCCAGAAGATGTTCAAAATGCATTAACTCGTGATTATTCTGGTTTGATGAAAGCTATTAATAAAAAGAAATCAGGCGAAGGTGGATTTAGACCATAATGGCAAGCGTAAGAGAAATAAATAATAACGAAGATATTAAAGTAGGAATTAGATTCCCATTAGGAAGAAGTGTAGATGGATTTTTTCACTCAACTTCTACCGTATTGGAACAAGCAAAATCTAATATAAGAAATCTACTATTGACAAGTCCAGGTGAAAGAGTTATGCAACCTGAATTTGGTTCCAATCTTAAACAACAAATTTTTGAAAACATTGGAGTAATATCGGTAGACGCAATAGATAGTACAATAAGAGATGCTATTTCACGACAACTACCTTATGTTATTATTAATGAGATTGTAATAGATGCGAAACCAGATGACAATATAATAAACATATCATTAGAGTTTTCCGTTACACTTAACCCAGACGTATTTGAAACCTTAACATTTAATTTTAATATTGGAGACAACTAATGCCAACACCAAATCCAAGAGATATAGATTACGGAACAAACAAAAAAGTCGTAAAGAAAGAAGTAAATTATCTTGGTAGAGACTTCCGTGATATAAGACAAAACTTAATAGAGTTTGCGAAATCCTATTTCCCAAATCAATACAATGACTTCAATGAAGCATCACCAGGTATGATGTTTGTTGAAATGGCATCTTATGTAGGTGATGTATTGAATTACTATGTTGATAATCAATTCAGAGAAACACTTTTAAATCAAGCAGAAGAAAGAAAGAATATTTATGAGATTGCACAATCTTATGGATACCGACCAAAACTTGCAGCACCTTCATCAGTAAAATTAACATTTGCTATGGATGTTCCAGCGAGTGGTAGTGGAGCTGGTGCAAGCTTTACATCATCACCAGATATGAGATACGCTTCTATAATTAAAGCAGGAACAACTTTAAAGTCAACAACTGGTATTAAGTTTTCATTATTAGATGATGTTAACTTTAAAGTATCAAGTTCATTAGATGACTTACAATCAACACCATTAACACCAACATCCGGAGATGTTCCTACAAGTTTTAGATTGTTCAAAACAGGTCTTGCTAAATCAGGTATTACCACTACTGAACAATTTACATTTGGAACAGCAACAAAGTTTGACAAGGTAACCTTAGATAAAGAAAAAATTACAGAAGTGGTTTCCGTTACTGATTCAGACGGGGGTAGTTGGTATGAGGTTCCTTTCTTAGCACAGGATACAGTTTTTGAAACACAAGAAAATACAACTTTAAATGACCCAAGTTTATCACAATATCAAAATGAATCACCTTACTTGTTAAAACTTATCAAAACATCAAGAAGATTTAATACAAGAGTAAATGATAAAAACAAAACCGAAATAAGATTTGGTTCAGGTGTAAGTGATAATGCAGACGAAGAAATAATTCCAAATCCAGATAATGTAGGTTCAGCATTAGGTGGTGGTGTTTCAAGATTAGATGAAAGTTTTGACCCAAGTAATTTTATGAAAACACAAACATTCGGATTAGCACCTGCAAATACAACACTAACCGTAACTTATCGTTATGGTGGAGCAGTAGAACATAATGTTCCAGTAAATTCTATAACTATGGTAGATAGTTTAAGTTTTAGTAATTCTACATCTGGTATCTATTCATCAGTATTGAGAAGTGTTCAAGATAGTATTCAAGTTACTAATTTGGAAAGAGCAACGGGTGGAGCAAGTCAAGAAACATTAGAAGATATAAAACTAAATGCAAGTGCTTACTTTAATGCACAAAATCGTGCGGTAACAAAAGAAGACTATGTAACTCGTGTTTACTCTTTACCACAAAAGTATGGTAATGTAGCAAAAGCATATATTGTTCAAGATGAACAATTAGAACAAAACGGACAATTAGAAGTTATTAACGGAGTAGTAAAACGAATTGGTAATATAGATACTATACCAAATCCTTTAGCATTAAATTTATATATGTTGGGATACACTTCAGATAGAAAGTTAACTCAGTTAAACGAAGCAGTAAAACAAAATGTCAAAACATACCTTTCACAATACAGAATATTAACAGACGCTATTAACATTAAAGATGCGTATGTTACAAACATTGGAATAAGATTTGGTATATTGGTTCGTAGAGGATTTAATAAAAACGAAGTATTGTTTAGAGCGATACAAGCAGTCAAGAAACATTTTGAAATTAAAAAATGGCAAATCAATCAACCAATTGTGTTGAATGACATTGCTTATGTTATCTCATTGGTAGAAGGAGTAATCTCAGTAGTTCCACCACAAGACAATAATCCTAACAAGAATATTGTAGTGATTGAAAACAAACATAAAGTATCTGAGGGATATAGTGGAAACATATATGATATGGATTCAGCTACGAGAGACGGAATTGTTTATCCTTCATTGGACCCAAGTATATTTGAATTAAAATACCCAGACATTGATATTGAGGGTAGAGTAGTGGGAGATAGATAATGCATTATTTTGAGTTTGGAAAAAGAGATACAACAATTTATTCAGGTGGAACAACATCATCAGTTAATACAGGATTAGATGAAATATTAGAAATAGTAAAAGATGTTAACTCTAATGGAACAGTTGGTAATGTATCCAGAATATTAATTGACTTTGACTATACTGATATATCCCAATCTATTGTAGACGGAATAATTCCTTCCACCGCAAACTTTTATTTAAATCTATATGACGCAACATCAGAAGAAGTTGAAGCAGAACAATATGTTTATGCTTATATGGTTAGTGGAAGTAATTGGAAACAAGGAACAGGAAAACTTGACCACGACCCAGTAACAACTGATGGAGCAAGTTGGAGATATCGTGATGAAGAAAACTCAACACCTTGGGTAACGGGTTCAGTATTGACTGACGGAGGTAGTTGGTTTACATCAAGTATTGACGGACAATATGAAGTTAGTTCATCATACCAATTAACATTTGACAAAAAAGATTTAAGAATAGATGTAACGGATATGGTTAATAATCATATATATTCATCATCTGCATATCCTAATAGAGGATTCATATTAAAAAGAGAATCTATCTCACCAACAGATTATACATTTGGATATACTTCTGGTAGTGATACAACAAAAGACGAAAGTAGTTCAGATAGATTAGGAAATTTAAAATACTTTGGTAGAGAAACACATACAATCTATCCACCTAAATTAGAAGTAGTTTGGGACGACTCAAGTTGGTCAACAGGAAGTTTATCTGCTTTGAGTGGAGATGATTTAAGTAGATTAAAAGTTTATTTTAAAAATTTAAGAACAGAATATAAAGAGGGTTCAAAAGTAAAATTTCAAGTAGTGGGTAGAGAGTTGTATCCTACTACTGCTTTTTCATCATCTGCAGCAGAACTCACGGTAAAATATTTACCAAGTGCGTCTGCATACTACCAAGTAAAAGATGCCGATACCGAAGAAGTAGTTATTCCTTATGGAACAGGTTCTAAGATTAGTTGTGATTCAACAGGTAATTATTTTAGATTATGGATGAACGGACTACAAGCAGAAAGAAACTATCGTTTTTGTATCAAGGTAGTTAGTGGTAGTGGTAGTGATGAGGAAATAAATTACTATGACGACAATTATGAATTTAGAGTAGTGAGATAAAATGCCTTATTTACCAAGTGACGCAAGAAACAAGTCAGACTATTATCAAAAAATATTAGACGCTGACATAATAGAACAACAGGAAATTATTGCTGACCTAAAAGGAAAGCAACAAGTTTCAGGTTCTATTGATGCCAATACTGAATTAAGAAATCAAGACGGACAATTAATGTTAGTTGAGTCACCAACTCAAAAAGGAAAGTCAATAGAAGAGGACTTCCAACAAGTCAGAATAGAAAACAAACAGGAATTTTTTAATAGTAAAAATTTTAACAAAATAGATAAAGAGTTTTCACATTTCAGACCACCAGTAGAACTTGATATTGATGATGAAGATTTAGAAAAAGAAGAAATAAGAGAGGAAATAAAAATAGAGGTAAAGAAAGAAAAGATTAATATACCACTAAAAAGAATGTTTGCTCGTTTTGTCAATAGAGTATTGTTGGTAAACTACGATACAAAAAATATCAATACAGATTTACTACATTCTAAAATAGCATTTATTTTTAAAAGAGAATTAAAACCAAGAGCAAAATTGTCATTTAATTTTGCAAAACTTAAAAAGTTTGGGATAACGGGACTACCAATACCAAAAGCAAAACCAAAAAATCAACTTCAAGATATGGTAGGTTCTATATTGGGATTAATGAGATTATCCAACTATTTAAAAAATTCAGATTATAAAGCACTATATGAACAATATGTTTTACCTAATGGAAAGTTAAGAGAAGAGTGGGCAGTAGCAAACGAAAATGCACCGAGAGCAGAATTTGATATGTATAATGTTAGTGGTTTAGAGGGTGAGGAAGAGTTCAAGTAATGGCAAGAGAATACGGGTTTACCGATAAAGAAAGACAATTATACTTTGCACCAGAAAAGGTGTATAGTAGTTTCGGTCGTGATGACGACGATGACTTTGTTGCATTATTTGTGTATAGTGAAAATGACATTTTATTAGAAACAATAATTTTAGAAGCAGAAGAAGTTGGTTTAGATTCTGGTGAAAACTTTATCGATTTAAATATAGGACAACATTTAAGAGACGCTGGATATGAAGAGGGTAATTTTAATGTTACTTATAAATTTCTTAGAAGACTTGCCGGTGTAGAACAAAAAGTTTTTGTAGACGGACAAGGAAATATTTACGAAGGTAAAGTTAAAACAAGAACTATTAATGGTGAAGAAAGATATTTTGCTACGAACAACTCAGACGACCAAGACCAGTCAGCAGAAATGGAATTGTTCAAAAGAGATTTAACTTATATTATTGACGACATATCACCAGACAGAACAGAAGCAATCATTGAGGTTGACGAGTTAATCAAAAACCAAGAATACAAAGAAGATTTTCTTTCTATGTCAGAAATGATTGAGTATAAACCATTAAGACTAAATGGTGCTGGTCCAATTAAATTTGACCAAACCGACCCAACAATTTTAGAGTTTGATATCAATGATTTAGATAGAGGGTTTACTCAAAATATGGTAGGTGGACAAATAGTTATTCCAAGTATGTATCAGATTGAAAATGAAATCATTACTAATGAAGATGAAATCGTTAGAGAAATCGTAGAGGTTGATTTCTTTGAACCAGAAGAAGTTCAAGACCCAACTCCAGAACCTGAACCAGAAGAAGAAATAGAATTTTATGACGGAGATATTGGTATTGCAGATGGTAGTTCATCAGGGGGTAGAAGCTAATGGCAAGGTCAGAAAGAGCAAAGCAACTACAACAATTCTTAGAATCAACAGGTAGAAAATTACCACCTCAGAGAACTGGTGCCAATAGAAATGCATACATTGATTTTGATGTAACGGGTAAAGCTAACTTGGGAGAAGAAGGTGGACCACTATCACCAGGAAATGGATTACCACTTGGTGGTTTAATTCAAGGTGGTGAAGGTTATGGTTTGTATGGTGGACTACATAGTGAACAAATTAAATTAGGTATTAAAAGAAATACAAAAGATGCCGTAGACCCAATCAGAAAAAAAAGAAAAACTCGTAAGATAGTAAAGGAAAGAATTGTTCCAAGACGAGTAGTCCGAAGAGAAATTAAAAAGAGAGATTATGTAGCAACAATTACTGAGGTATTGGATGCTAATCGTGTAAGAGTAAACTTAACTTACAATGACGGAGTAAATAAAGTCAAACATAAAGGTGCTGACCAAAGTGCGGAAAAGTTTACTTATTGGAGAGTTAATTACGATAAAAGTAATATCAACAGATTTAAAACCTATATGGTAAATGGTAATCAATTTTATCTATTGGTAAATGATAAATTAGGTGCCGACATCTCATCAAGAAAAGTAAAACTAAAACAACCATTAGCAGACAACTTACAAAAATTAGATAGAGTTTATTTTGTAGAAAAAAGATTACCAGACTATAATGATACGGTAAAGTTAGTCCCGTTTGTAGATAGACCAGACGACGGGATATTTTTAAGAATACCAAATTTAAATTCTAACGACAACCCAATTAATTTTGAGGGAACTAATTTCCAAACCCACAATGATTTATTGGGTAGTGATAGTACATTAAATTTTGACTTAGAAGAAAAACTTATATCAGGTAGTTTACTAAATATTCAACCAAATGTAGATTACCAGAAAACATCAGTAGATATTTCTGAGTTTGATGACGATACTGGTTTTGGAAACTTTATTCACTTTTCAAATGCAGAATCAAGACTTCGTAATTTTAAAAAGAAATTAGATGTAATTGAAAATCATAACGAAACAAGTTCATCATTATTAACAATCAGTAGTTCAGCAGATAGAATTGAAGATATAGAAAAAAGAAGACAACGAGTTATTAATTCTTTTGACCCATTTGAACATTATATGTATTTTGAAAGTTCATCTTATGTGAGTTCTTCTAATGGACAATTCCACGATACGAGTTGGCCTAAAACTAATTCGTCAAAACCATATACATTAGCTGCGGTTGGTAGTTCACAAGCAAACACTTGGTACAACAATATGATAGCAAGTGCTTCTCGTTATGACCAAGGTAATGTAAATAATTTAAGAAACTCTTTACCGGAACACGTTTATTCCGATACAAAAAATAATGTATTCTTAGAATTTATGGATATGGTTGGACAACAATTTGATGAGATATGGCAATATGTAAAATCATTGACTGATGTTAACAAACGAGTAGAAAAGTTATCAGAAGGTATATCAAAAGATGTAGCAAGAGCATTTGCTCAAACTCTTGGATTAAAATTATATAGTGGTAATGATTTAGTAAACTTACCAGAATACTTGTTGGGTAAAAATCCAGACGGAACAACAAAATACGAAACAGCATCAGAACAACTAACAGAAGAAATATGGAAACGAATATTAGCAAACTTACCTTTCTTTATCAAAGCAAAAGGAACAGAACGAGCAGTAAAAGGATTATTAAGTTGTTACGGAATACCGAGTTCAATACTTAGAGTTAGAGAATATGGTGGACCAGATAAAGGAACAAGAGTAAGTTATGAAATCAAAAGAAAGTTTACAAGAGCATTAGATTTTAAAGGTTCACAAAAGATTGTAATACCTTGGGACAATGTATCATCTCAAAAACCAGAAACTGTAGAATTTAGATTTAGAACACCATATAACGCTGACCAAACTATACTTCACAGAAACGCAGGTTGGGCTATTCAACTTATTAATAGTGCTTCATCTGAATACGGATATGTAAGATTATCAGTTAGTGCTTCTACCGGAGTAGAAACTCTTGATTCACCTAAACAAAGATTTTTTGATGATGATATGTGGTCAGTTATGTTGACAAGAAGGTCATCAAGTGGAGCAGACTTAACAGCAGATACCGCAACACAAGATATAACTTACGAACTATTTACAAGTCAATATGATGCCACAAGACAAAAAATAAATTATAAAGTTAGTTCAAGTATTGATATTGACGGAGATGTATCAAGTTCTTACAATACTAAATTCACTACAACAGGAGATATAATATTAGGTGGTACTGGTAATAATTGGGGGACTCAACGATTTAGTGGTTCCTTAATGGAGTTCAGATTATGGAGTGAACCTTTAAGTGCAAGTGTATTTGATAATCACACAAGAACACCAAAGTCATATAATGGAAATACAAGTGCTTCTTCTTATGACAATCTATTATTAAGATTACCATTAGATGATAATAAAGATTATAGTGTTACTGCCAATATGACGGCATCTGCAATTCAACATTTAAAAACATATCCAAGTTCTTCTGGTGTGAGTGGTAGTGATTTTGTTAATGGATTTACAGGAAACTTTTTCAGAACATTAACAGACCAAGAAAAATTAAGAGTACCGAATGTCGGTCCTAATCGTAGAAACGCAACTAAGATTAGAATTGAAGATAATACATTAGCAGCAGGAACTTCTTTATCACCAGATGTTCGTAATGAAGTGTCATCACAAGACTTTGCACCAATCGATAGTAATCGTTTAGGAGTTTACTTTTCACCGGTTGATGTAGTTAATGAAGATATTGTTTATAGTATAGCTGATTTATCATTTGATGATTTAATCGGAGACCCAAGAGATGAGTTTAAACATTCATACGGAAGATTATCACAGCTAAGAAGAGAATACTTTAAACGATATAGTAAGTCAAATAATTTTTGGGATTACTTAAGACTTCTTACTTATTATGACAAAAGTATATTCACACAACTAACTCAGTTATTACCTGCTCGTGCCGACGCAACATTGGGAGTATTGGTTGAACCAAACATTTTAGAAAGACACAAAGAAGTTCTGGGTAGAAAACCAGAATTTGATAATCGTTATTATGCAAACGCAGAAGATTTTGATGAAGGAATTATGGTAACCAGAACTAATGTAGAGAACAATGAAAGTAAATTATCGGTAATAGGTAGTTATGATACTTATTATTCTACAATAAACTTAGCATACGATAGTGGTTCAGATGTTGGTTTCTTAGGTAAACCATCAGTATTTAAAAATATTATCAATAGTATAGATAATAGATTTGGATTTGGTAGTACATATGCTACCGCAAGTACAGCACACGGAACAGATAACTTTGAAGGAATTACTGCATTTATAGAAAATTCAAGATTTTCAGAAAAAAATCAAGAATATGTATATGGGCATGTATACTCAGACTCAGGAAGAAATAATTTTACTACATCTTCTACGGGACAAATAATTTCAAATACGAGTAAGATGTTAATGCCTTCTCAATCAAGATTCCAAAGTGTTGCATACGACTCTAAGTTGTATAGAGTATTTTATAAAGGAACTCTACACACAAGAGAAAATGCACCAGACAATAAAGAACCAGTAGAAATAATACAAGTTGCACCAAATGTTGTGATAACACAAGGTTCTGAGGCAAGTAAATTAAAAGTAAAGTAATGGAAAATCTAACTTTCTTATATTTATTATTGAAAAAGAATAGTTATATAATTTCCACAGGAGTAAAATAAAATGGGATTTTTAGACAACACGAGTATAACAGTAGATGCTATCTTGACAAAAAAAGGTCGTGAACTTTTGGCAAGAGGGCAAAATGAATTTAGAATCGCAAAATTTGCATTAGCAGATGACGAAGTCGATTACAACTTATATAATCCGGACCACGATAATGGTTCTAATTACTATGGTTCAGTAATTACAAACATGCCAGTCTTAGAGGCATTTGTAGATGAAAACCAAGTAATGAGATATAAATTGGTAACACTTCCAAAGGAAACAGCAAAACTTCCTATCTTGGAATTACCAAACGCATCATTATCTTTCAATGGACCAGGTATTACACAAACACTTACACCAAATACAAGAAATGGTGTTGATAGTGCATACACATTTGTTTTACAAGATGCGTCAATCGCTAACATCACACCAATTGTAGCAAGAAGTGGTGGTGGAGATTTAGATGATTCAACAGAATCAATACTTCGTAGAGAAAGAGGATTGCTTCCAGACGGAACAATCGACCCAGACTTCTTGTCACCAAGAGCGACTACACCAGTATTCTTAAATGAAGTGGAAAGAAAAAGAAGTATAACGATAACCGCTAAATCAGTAAACATTATTGCAAGGTCTATCTTGACTGAAACAACAACTAATGTAACGATTGTTGGATTGGATACAGGAGCATCCTTTACAATGCCAATTACTGTAAAAGCAGACCCAAGTAAAGCGTAAGGAGTTAAGTAATGTCATATCAAAGATTTAATAGAGCAGACGATATTATAGAAAATCAGAAAACAACCATAACAAGTGGTATGTGGACTGGTGGTTCTACAACATTAACTTCGAATTTCTGCA